GTCATCTTGAACGCTGGCTTTGAAGTTATCACCGTTGCTGGTGGTGAGTCTTCTGACACCACTTACGACTTGGGCGTGACTGGTGTTGACGCTGACGTGTTCGTTGACGGCTTCGACGGTGACGCTGCTGCTGCTGGTGCTTATGCTCAGAACGCTGCTGCCTTCCAACCTGTTGTGATCGGCACTGCTGACACTATTGACTTGCTGATCGCCACTGCTACTACTGCTCCTACTTCTGGTTCGCTGCGTGTGTGGGCTGTGCTGGTGAGCGTTGATGGTCGTCCTGCTACTACCGAAGTCGACCGCGACCAACTGGCCTAATCTTTTAGGCTGACCTAAGAGGGAGGGTCTTTAACGAGGCTCTCCCTTTTGTTGTTTGAAACATACAGGAACATATTATGGCTATCACCTCCGCACTCTGCACCAGCTTCAAAAAAGAATTGTTGGAGCGTAAGCACGACTTCAATGCCACTAGCGGTCATACATTCAAGATTGCTTTGTACACATCGTCTGCATCGCTTGATGCTGCTACTACCAACTACACTACTAGCAACGAAGTTGTTGGTACAGGCTACACCGCCGGTGGTGTGACATTGACCAACATTGACCCAACATCATCGGGCACTACAGCCTTTGTAGACTTTGCCGATGCAACATGGGCCAGCGCAACCATCACTGCTGCTGGCGCTCTCATCTATAACACCACCACTGACGGTGGCTCTAGCACAACTAACGCAGTTGCTGTCATCTCTTTTGGTGGTGACAAGACTTCGACGAACGGCGACTTTGTTGTGCAGTTCCCTGCGGCAGACGCAAGCAACGCAATTATTCGTTTGGCATAAGGTTGCTTAAATGGCAACAACAACACGCACTGGCGCGATATACGGTATTGGTATCTATGGTACTTCCGTCTATGGCGTTAGCAATGTTGCTTACGTACCAGACGGCGTAGTCTCTGTAGCCACTTCAGACAGTGGTGTTGTCATTGAAGCTGATGCCAACCACGTTGTTGTCAGTCTTGTCAGTCCAGCCGTTGTAGGTAGCGTAGGTGTTGTAGGCGTTGCTGTCACCAGTGTTGTCGGTGTAGCTGCTACAGGTTTTGTAGGCAACGTTGCTCTATCGCTTGGTTGTACTACATCTGTCACTGGTGTAGCCGCTACAGGCTCTGTAGGCTCTGTTACTGTCACTGCTGATGCTGATACGTTGGTGGCTGGTGTTGTATCTACAGGTGTTGTAGGTACAACAACAGTTGTTGCTGATGCGACAACACTTGTTACAGGCTCTGAAGCTATTGGTGCTGTTGGTGTTCCTGATGTTCGCTCCATCAACCGCATCCCTGTAGATGGTGTAGTTGCTACATGTGCTGTAGGCGATCTAACAATTGTTGCTGACTCTAACACCGTTGTTGTTACAGACGCAATTAGTGTTACACTCGGAGATGTTATTGCTAAAGCATCATCTCTTACAGTTGTCAGCGGTGTATATGCTACAGGTGTTGTAGGTAATGTCGCCATTGCTGAGAATGCTAGACCAACCTTTGATGGTGTTAGCGCTGCAGCAGTTGTGGGTAATGTGACAGTTACGGTGGTTGTGTTTGATTACAACGCTGTTGCTTCTTTGTATGCTAGAACTAGGGCAGTGCTTGTTGAGCGTAAGACAACCAGCAAAGAAAGAACAATAGATGTTGCTGCCCAGCCACGTATTGTGTATATAGAAGCTAGGTCTACACCATCTACACGAACCTATAACGTGTCGACAGAAGACAGAAAAGTGTACACGTACAAGAAGACTAGCTCGTCTGACAGAGCAGTGCTGGTAGCTTAAATAGGATAGGAATAGATATATGTCGTTTAAATGGCCTCCGAAGGATAAGGACGAGTTGCTAGATTACAGTGTAGACTGGTCTAGGTTCTTAGGCGCTGCCACCATTAGCTCCATCACTTGGTATGTAGATGATGCCACTGGTACTAAAACCGCACTCACTGCTGGCAGCACAGTCAATGGTATTCAGAACGTTGCACAGACCATTAGCAATGGTGTAGCCACCATCAATCTTGGTCTTGGTACAGCCAACTACGACTACAAATTTACATGCCGTATGCAAGACAGCACAGGCAGCATTGCTGAGCGAGTGATTCGTTTGAAGATTAAGGAACAATGATATGGCATACGACTACATCGGACTTGTCAACGAAGTCAATCGTCGACTCAACGAAGTGGAACTGACCTCTGGCACCTTTGCCACAGCTAAGGGTTTCTATTCGCAGATCAAGGACAGTGTCAACTCTTCCATTCGTGACATCAATCAGACACACTACGAGTGGCCTTTCAACCACGTGCTTGCTGAAGATACATTGACAGCTGGTACGACCCGTTATGCTTTCCCTAATGATGCTGGGTCGATTGACTTCGATACCTTCCGTATCAAGGAGAGCACCACATTCGGTAATGCAACAGTGAAGCTTAGTGTTGTTGACTATGACGACTATCTAACCACTGCTGTCGACCAAGAGTATGGTGACAACACTTCTAAGCGTCAGATTCCTGATGCTGTGTTTCAGGCACCAAGCTTGGAATGGGGCGTGACACCACCACCTGATCAAGCCTATGAAGTTGTCTACGAGTACTACCGAGTTCCTGTAGATCTTGAGAGCGCTACAGACGTTCCTTCTGTTCCAGAGCGATTCCGTCATGTCATCATTGACGGTGCTATGTATCATGCTTACATGTTCCGTAGTAACGAACAAGCTGCCAACATTGCCAAGAGCAAGTTTGAAGAAGGCTTGAAACGTATGCGTACCATCTTGGTCAATCGCTTTGTTTACATGCGCTCTACTGCCATCATCCAATCCGGTAGTGGTAGTAGTGCTTTTGGTGATCGGGTGCGCTAATGGCTGATGGACTCCAGACATACCCGTTTGAGTTCCGTGGTGGACTCATCTCCAACCTGTCCCCATTGCAACAAGGTACACAGGCTCCCGGTAGCGCTCGTCTGCTGAAGAACTTTGAGCCATCCACTGACGGTGGCTACAAGCGTATTGAAGGCTATGACAAGTATTCTAGCTCGTTCGTTCCTGCTTACGGTGAACCAGTGGTGCAGGGATCTGGACAGACTGGTACAACACTGGTGCTTGCCAACATATACACTGCGCCCGTTGCAGGCTCCACATTCACCATTGCTGGTGTCACTGGTACATACACTGTAGCAACAGGAGGTGTGTCGTTTAGTAGCACATACAAACAAGCAACACTGACACTGACAACCTCGCTGGCTTCTAGTCCAGCAGATAAAGCTGCTGTCACCTTCACAAGTCATACAGGCACTATCAAAGGTGTTGTTGCTTGGAACGAGACAGTGTTGTCTTATCGTAATGCTGACATCTATTCCACCACTGGTACTACACACACTAAGGTGTCTAAGCCTTCATACGGCACAGTGCTAGTAAACGGTGGTAGTCAGACAGGCGCTACATTGAACGTCGATGGTTTGACAGGCACTCCACAGATTGGTGACACCTTCTCCATCGCTGGTGTTGAGAAGGTGTATACAGTGTTGGCTGTACCAACTGTAACGTCTGGTGCTGCTGCGTTGTCCATCTACCCTTCGTTGGCCTCTAGCCCTGCAGACAACGCAGCCATTACCATGTTGTCGTGTGACAGAAGCGGTGGTGGTAAGCTGCGTGTTGCTAAGTACAGAGTTGCTGGTGTAGACAAGGTTGCTGGTGTTGATGGTACTAACACACCCTTCACTTGGAACGGCACAACCTTTGCTGAGATGACAGGTGCTCCGTCTGATGTGGTTGGTGCAAGCTTTGTGACTTACCATAAAAATCAAATGTTCTTCGCTAAAGGCGAAATCTTGACATTTACAGCACCTTACACTGACTCAGACTTCAATGTTGCTAACGGCTCCGGTGTAATTAACATTGGTGGTGTCATAACAGGTATGATTCCTTTCCGTGAAGCTCTTATCATCTTCACAGACAAAACCATCAATCAGCTTGTCGGTAACACTTTGCAGGACTTTGTGTTGCAGCCTGTGACAAAGAATGTTGGCTGTGTTGCTCCTGACACTATTCAGGAAATTGGTGGTGATGTCATCTTCCTTGGTCCTGAAGGATTGCGTTTGTTTAGCGCTACAGACCGTGTTGGTGACTTCAACTTAGGTGTGGTGTCAAAGCCTATTCAGAACGAGATGACGAGTCTCATTGCTTCTAGCAGTAGTTTTGCCAGCTGTATCATTAAGCAGAAGTCGCAATATCGCATCTTCGGTTACAACGCTACAGGTATGTCTACAGCGAACGCCAAGGGTGTCTTAGGTACACAGATGGTTGGTGATAACACTATGACTATGTCGTGGGCTGAGACATTGGGTATCAAAGCCTATGTTGCTGATGGTGACTATGAAAACCAAACAGAGACATTGGTGTTTGCTCACGACGATGGCTACATCTATGAGATGGAAAGTGGTAACAGCTTTGATGGAACAAACATCATTGCTTCATTTGCTACACCTTTTGTTTCTATTAACGACTCACGTATTCGTAAAACGTTCTACAAACTATTTCTCTATACAGACCCTCAAGGGGGTGTCACCACTTCTGTCAACCTGAAGCTAGACTTTGACACACAAGGTAGCATTCAGCCTGACACAATTGAGTTGTCTAACGAAGCAGGCTCTGTAGGTTTCTATGGTAGCTCTGGTGCTCGGTACGGTACTACATTGTTTGGAACTAAGTTGGTGAAGCAGTTTGAGACTCAAGTGATTGGGTCGGCCTTTAGCGTGTCGCTGCAGTTTGTGTCGGATGGTCAAAACCCTCCGTTCAGCTTGGACGCAGCAACTTTGGAATTTGCAACACACGATAGACGTTAAAGCTTTACAGCTTTGATGTTTCAGTTATAACTACACACATTAGACAGGAACTACTATGGCAGGATATACACGAGTCGATACGAGTAACAACATTGCTGACGGCAACGTCATCAGTGCGGCTGACCTCGACAACGAATTTGATGGCATTCAAGCAGCCTTTAACGCCAGTACAGGTCACAACCATGACGGCACTACTGGTGAGGGCGCTCCCATCTTGGTGTTGGGTCCGACACAGGATGTTGTTGTTGGCACTTCCACTGTCACGCCTAAGACCACCAACACTGTAGATATTGGTAGTTCTTCGCTGAAGTTCAAAGACTTGTTCTTGGCTGGTAACGCTTCTATTGGTGGCACATTGGCTGTCACAGGCGCTACCACTTTGTCTGCTGCACTGACCTATGGTGGCGTGACATTGAGCAACGCTGTGACAGGCACAGGCAACATGGTGTTGTCTGCATCGCCCACCCTCGTTACACCTGCTCTTGGTACACCTTCCAGCGCCACTCTGACAAACGCAACAGGCTTGCCAATCTCCACAGGCGTGTCTGGTCTTGGTACTGGCATTGCCACTGCTTTGGCGGTCAACGTAGGCACTGCTGGCGCTCCTGTCATCAACGGCGGCGCATTGGGTACACCATCAAGCGGTACAGTTACTAACCTGACTGGCACTGCCTCCATCAACATCAACGGCACTGTTGGCGCTACAACAGCGAACACTGGTGCTTTCACTACGCTGACCACATCCAGCACAGTGACCTTGAACGGCGGCACAGCCAACGGCGTGGCCTACCTCAACGGCAGCAAAGTCCTGACCACGGGGTCTGCGCTGACGTACAACGGTTCTGATAGTTTTACATTTAGTGGATCAAGTGCGGCAGCCTACAACAGCTTCGTTGTGCAAAACACCGCAGCAAATGGTTACTCTCGCATATTATTTAATGCAGGTGCAAGTGTTGGCGCTATTAAGTACGCCCCCGGCATTTTCTTCGCTATTGGCACTGATTCAGACAGCCTTAGCACTCCTATGGTGTTTAACCTTGGCAACGCCTCCGAACAAATGCGCCTGACCAGCACAGGTCTGGGTATTGGGACGAGTTCGCCCAATAGCAGGTTACACGTAAATTCGGCAACATCAAATATCACTTACTCAACCACTGGCAACAACAATGGCGGTACTCAAATAGGTGTAGATGCCGCTGGTTTGTCTGTTGTATCCGCTTTTTCCACTAACCCTATTCGGTTTGGCAATAACAGTGGCGCTACGTTTGCGGAGACAATGCGCCTCGACTCCTCCGGCAACCTCGGCTTGGGAGTTACTCCGGGTGCTTGGCTCTCCAATCGGCGTGTTTTGGCAATTGGTGGGCAAGCCGTTGCCAACGTCAACTACGCCGCTGCAATTGGTGAAGACGCATACAACATGTATTTCACGTCAGGGGGCACTCCAATTTATCAAGTGAACGGTCCAGCAGCGGTTGTTGATTTCAACAACTCCGCATCTGGCGGGTTTGCATGGAAAATCGCCCCCTCCGGCACAGCAGGTAACACTATTAGCTTTACTCAGGCGATGACGCTGGATGCGAGTGGGAATTTGCTGGTGGGTCGCACAGCCGCATCGCCGTCTGCGGGTTACGGTGGTGGAGCGGGTTTGAATATCTTATCCACAGGCCAGCAAATCGGCATGGGCTGTAGCGGCTCCAAGGATGCCGTTTACA